CCACTTCGCCTCGTCCACGCGGAAGCGGCCTTTGTGGACCAGCCCCAGCGGCAAGCCCGCCCCGCGCTGCCAGCCCATGGAGATTTCCAGCTCCACGCCCGGCCTGGGCAATTCCAGCAGCCCGTCCGCATCCTGCAGCACGATGTCCAGCTGGTCGGCTTCCTCGGCCCGCTTTTCGGTAATGCTGGCGGAAAGCAGGCGCGGGTTCAGCTTGTCGGTCATATCCTTCCCGTCCAGCATCACCAGCCATGTGGCAAAGGGCAGGTCAGCCATCGGCGCGCACCAGCGAGAGGGAGAAATCCGATTTGCGCGGGGCCCCGTCCACAAAGAACAGGCTCTGCGTCAGTTCCAGCGAGCGGATGGTGAATTCTCCCAGCACTTCGCCCGCGCCGCTGGTCAGCGTGTAGGAATCGCCCCGCGCAGCCAGCTCGCGGATAGTCTCGATAGAGGAATAGGCGCCAATCCCGTCCCCCGGATAAAGCGCGCCGGACAGGTCCACGCTTTCCGCGCCGGGGCCAATAAATTGCGTGGCCGGGCGCACGCCAAAACGGTCCCCTTCGGCAAAGCGCCATTCGAAGCGGTGGCGAAGCTCGGTATAGGGCAGCGTGCCGATTTCGAAGATGAACTGGTCCAGGGCCATCAGCATGGCGGAGGCTCCTATTGATCGGAAAAGGAAGATCGCTTCGCGGCGGCCTTGCCGTCCGCCAGGCGGCGGAATTCAGCCACAACTTCATCCGCGATATTGGCCGCGCTCTGGCCCGGTGCAGCCTTGATGGTGATGGCGCCGGGGCCGAAGGTGAAATTATTGTTCGCCGCCGCCATGCCGCCGCCGCGTGCGGGGGCGAGGGCCAAGGGGCGGGGGCGCATGGCGGCCATGGCCACATCGCCTGCCATGGCCCGGCTCGCCCGCACGGGCCCATCCCCGCCGCGCTCAATCCCGCTGGCAAGGCCCTGGGTGATGAAGCTGCCCTGCAGCATCATCAGGCGGGAGGGGGATTTGATCTCGAAGAAGTTCTTGAAGGCCGTGATGCCCGCTTTGGCAATGTCCAGCAGCCGGTTGCGCAGGCCCAGCGGATCGAGCCCATTCAGCAGCCCGGCCATGATCTGTTTGCCCATGGCCAGCATCCGCCCCGGCAATCCGGCAAGGAAGTCCAGCCCGGCGCCAAAGGCGGATTTGATCCCGTCCCAATGGCGGATGACAAAGGCCACGGCCACACCGATGGGGCCGAATAGATAGGGGAAGCGCATGAAAGTGCCTTTCAGCCAGTTCCACGCGCCGGACAGCATGGCCAGGCCGGAATTGAAGGCGCCCTTGATTGTGTCCCAATTCCGCCAGATCAGATAGCCCGCCACGGCCAGGGCAATCACGATTGCACCGATGATCAGCACCATGGGGTTAGCTGCCATCAATGCCCCTGCGCGGGCGAAGCCTTGTCCCAGCAGCATCGCTGCACCCCGGATTTTGCTGAATGCGGAGACGAAGGCTCCTGCCTCCTTCAGAACCTGAAACTGCTTCCACAGGCGCCAGAGCGAAGCCCATGGCCCGATTGCCAGCCCAAGCCCCACTTTCAACGCGCCCAGCCCAATGGTCATTGCTGCAAGGCTGGTCACGCCAAGCATCAGGCCCTTGGAAAGCTCGGGATGTTCCTTCGTCCAGGCGCGCACGGAATTGGCGATGGCCACCACTTTCTGCGCGCCTTCGGTAATGGTGGGCAGCAGGGCCTGCCCTAGCGTGATGTTCACGGCGGAAAGGCCGTTCTTCGCCAGCCCCAGCGCCCCTTCGGTGGTGGCGATGCGGGCCAGATATTCCTTCTGCATGCTGCCGGCATAGGCAGTGCTATCCCCCACCAGGGTGAGGTTCTTTTTCAGCTGGTCCAGATTGGTCAGCATCGGCGCGATGGCGGCCACGCTTTCCGATCCGAATAGCTGGGTCAGCGTCCCGGCCTGCGCTTCCTTGGGTAACAGGCGGATTTTTTCCAGCAGGTTCAGGATCGCGCCGCCCGCATCCTTCTGCATGGAATTGGCCAGCCCGGCCACGTCGATGCCCAAAGATTTCAGGGCCTGTTGCTGGCTCTTGGTGGCCTTGTCCCCCTTGGTCATCGCCAGCATCATGTTCTTGATGCCAGTGGCGGCCACTTCTTCTTCCACGCCCACTGAATTCATCAGCTGGCCCATGGCGGCAATCTGCGGTGCGGCCACGCCCGCCACATTGCCCAGCGCGCCGATGCGCGTCACAATCCCGGCCACGGCGCCCACATTGCCGCCATAGGAATTGGTCAGGGCATTGATCTGGTCGGAAAGACCACGCACATCTTCCTGCCCCAGGCCAAAGGCCGTGCGCCATTTGGCCATCATTTCCCCGGCATCCTCTGCCGTGGTGTCAAAGGCGATGCCCATTTGCGCTGCATCTTCGGTGAAGGTCAGCAATTCCTTGCGGGCCACGCCTGCGCGCCCGGCAGCGGCCACAATCTGGGCCATGCCCTCCGCCGTCATGGGAATGCGAGTGGACATTTCCAGCAGATCGTCCCCCATCTTCTCGAATTGCCGGGGCGTGTCGAAATCCACCACCTTGCGCACATCGGCCATGGCGCTTTCAAAGGTCATGGCCTGCTTTGCCGCCAGCATGGCCGGGGCGGCCATGGCCACGCCGGTTACGATATTCTCGGTCCCGGCAGAGCGCAGATCCGCACCGCGATTGCGCATGGCATCGGCGCGGGCATTGATGGCCAGCAGCTTGGTCTGGCGTTCCATCTCGCTATTGGTGCGGGCAATCCGGTCGGCCAGGTCGCGTTCGCGGTTCATCAGGGAGGAAACATTGCCGGTGGAACGCTTCAGTTCGCCCTGCACATTGCGCATTTCCTTTTCCAGATCGCGCGCCTCGCGCTTCATGGCGGCCAGCTGTTCGCTGCCCGACTGGCCCAGCCCCACGATATTCTTCAGGGGGCCGGACAGCCGGTCGGAACTGGCAAAGCTGACGAGAAGGCGCAGGTTCTTGTTCATTCGGCCACCCGGTTGATGTCATTCCAGCGGCTGACCGCCAGTTCCCGCCACATGCGCAATTCGGCCAGTTCCATTTCCAGCAGCACGGCGGGCGGCCAGTGGAATATCAGGGCAATGTCCGCGATCAGTTCTTCAATGCCGCTTCCACTTGCTGCCTCTGGGACGGGTTCAGAAAAAAACCGATGATCGCGCCCGCGCAGGCGGCAATGTCTTCCGCTTCCAGCTGGTCCGCTTCGGCGGCGGTGATCGGCGGGGCGGCAATGCGGGGCAGCACGTCCAGCACGGCGCTGGTCCGCGCATTCATCAGATCCTGAATGGAAAGGCCGCGCAGCTCGCCCGCGCGGGGTTTGCGCAGGGTGATGCTGGAAATGGCTTCCTCCCCGCGCCGGATCGGTTCGGCCAGGTCAATGGGGTCGGAAAATTTGCGGGCGGCAGCGGCAGGCTGGTCGGCCATGGGGCACCTTTCGAAGATGGGGAAGGGGAGCGGAAAGTTCCCCGCCCCGGCGCGTCCGCTCGATGCACGCCGGGGCGAAGCTGGTGCGGGCTAGTTCCCGAGATTGCGGCGATGTTCGGCCAGCAGGTCCACGCCGTTGACGATGAAGACCATGTTGAGATCGTCTTTCTCGATCACTGTCCGGCCATCGATCATCAGCTTGTAATAGACGCAGCGGGTCTTCACCGTCTGTTCGGTGTCGCTACCGGCCTTGGCGCTGCCGGGATCGATCTCGGAATGGCGGCCGCGCACGGTGATGTCTGCCGTCTTGGTCTGCCCGCTACTGTCGTCCTCATACGAACCGACCCAGCGCAACATCACGCCATCCAAGCGGCGGTTGCCGGCACCAGCCCGCCGATCTTCCATTCAATCTCGGTCGGCTCACCGCCAAGGTCGATTCCGATAGCTGCATCCATGCCGCCGCCCCGATAGTCTTCAAGGATGCGGGTCATCTTCGGGAGCGTAATTTCGCTGGTTTCTCCCATGTAGCTTACGCCGTCATTGTAGGTGTTCATGAACTTGAGTTTGAAGGGGATGCCCATGGCGGGATTCTCCAGCAGATGAGGGAAGGGCGCTGGCGCTCAGGCGGCCAGAAGCTGCGTGTAGAAGCGGTCGGTAATGGACGATCGCAGACCGATTGCTTCGGCCGGGGCACAGTCGGTGAATTCGTAATCGATCACCAATTTGCCGGCCTTGAGCGCTGCGGCAGAATTGTTTGCCGACTTGAAGGACGCTTCGGCGCCAATGATCTGGCCGCCCCGATTGTTGTTGGGCAACTTCATCTCGCGGAACATGGCATTCACGCTCTCAATGATGTCGCGGATCAGGCCGGGGGTAATGTCTTTGTCGATGGCCCAAACCAGCCCTTCGGCAATGGCATCCTGCAGGGCGTAATTGGTGCGCACTGTGCTTTCGAAGGCGAAGATCTGATCGTCCGAACAGGTGCGGTTGCCCCAGAAGCGATAACCATCGATCCGGGCCAGCGTGGTGATGTCCGCATCGTTCAGCTGGCTGGCCAGGGTCACATCATTGGCCAGGATGGAAAAGGGCACCGGGCGGGCAAGGCCGGTCACGCCGTTTACTGCCACGTTGGACAGGGTCTTGTGCCACCCGGTCTGCTGGTCGATCTTACTGCGCAGGCCCAGCGCGCGGGCAATGGCGCTGCCGTCAAAGTCGGAAAATTCCGGCCAGATCAGCATCATTTCCCGCTGGCCAAAATTCTGGCGATAGGCGGAAAGCTCGCCCAAAGTGTCGCCCTGCGCCGCGCAATAGGCAAAGCCGCGCAGCTTCTGCGCCACAGTGGCAAAGGCTGCGGCCACGCTTTCCCCATCCAGCCCCGGCGCGCCCAGAATGCGCGGGCGCAGGCCTAGCTGGGATTCCGCGCCCAGCAATGCCTGCATGCCGGTCAACTCGCCGCCCGCCGTGGTGGTACCCACCACATTGGCGCTGGTTTCCGCTGTGGTCTCCCCCTCGGCCACGCGCACCACCACCACCGGGGCATTGGCCTGGTCGGCAATGGCATCCAGCGATCGGGCCAGCGTGCCGTCATCCCCGGCCTTGCCGATTGCAGCGGCAAGGTCTTCCAGATGCACTGCCTCGTTTAGCGGGAAAGTGGCGGCATCGGCATCGTCCGCCGTGCAGACCATGCCGATGGTGGAAGTGGCGACATCGGCAATGGCGCGGGTGGCGCTGTTATTCTCGGTTACGCGGATGCCGTGGTAATAGGGCATGGGGCGGCCTTTCGGTGGCTAGAGGGCTAGGGTGAGGGAGTAAGGCGGCTTGCCCGGCAGATCGGTGCGGTAGCCTTTGATGGTCAGTTCCGGGCGCCCTGTGCGGCTCAGCCCAGCCACCGATACGCGGGTGGGGCGCACGCGCGGTTCCCAACGGCGGATGGCAATGGCCGTGGCCGCAAACAGCAGCAGGGGCAGGGCCGGGCCCAGCGGGGCATCCACCAGCTTGAACAGATCGCTGCCAAATTCGTGGCGCATCACGCAGCTGCCCTTGGGCGTGGTCAGGATTTCGGCCACGCTCTGGTCAATCTCGGCATCGCCGCTCAGCGCGCGGCCCGTATTGCGGTCCATCGCGCTCATTGCGGGCCTGCCGTGCTGGCAGGGCCGGATTGCACGCCGGGGTGAGTGTGGCCCTTGCCGCTGATCCCGGCGGCCACCACATCGCTTTGCCCGGTGACCGTGCCTTCCACATCGGCATCGCCGCTGACGGACAGATTGCCGGTTATGGTGACATCGCCGGTAATATCGATCCCGCCGGGCGCGGCGATCACGATCCCGTCAGCAGTGAGTTTGATCGTCAGCCCATTGGGGCCATGCAGATGGTGGTTTTCATCGCTGGCGGGCGCGGGGAAGGCGTTGGACAATAGCCCACGCAGGATGATCGCCCCGGCGATGTCCGCCTCGGGGCAGATAAGCAGAACCTGCTCGCCCACGCTGGGCGGGGCCCATGTGCGAAACGCGCCCGCCAGTTCTGTCCAGGGCACAGGCGGGGACAGGACTTCGCCGCATTCCACCTCGGCCAGCCCGGCTGCCAGATCGACCGACGCAATCCGGCCAAGGCGTAGTAAATCGCCCATCTTGCCGGGAATGTCGTCCTCGTCTTCCATCGGCCGCAACATCGCGGCCTGACCTTCTTTGCGCAAAAGGTGGCGTTTGTGGTGACGAGAACCACAAAGCTAAATCAGCTGTTATGTATTAAGTTTCTGTCCGGGGGAGCTTGTAATTCATTCTTGATTTCCCTGATGATTATATCAAGCTTTTCTAAAGAATGGGATGCAGCGTAGAAATCGCGCAACCCTTCTCCATGTACTATTGAATTTCTTATTTCAAGAAGTATGGACAAATATTGAATGTCGTTGGGGCTGATTATGCCTAATTCTGAAACATCCTTAATGATTATTTTAATGGATTTCTGACCGTAAGGCTTTCCGTCTTTACTCGTTATCTGACGGGCAATTCTTTCAAATTCTGCCCACTTCATCACGACTTCCGCGGAAAGAGATGTTTCATCCATCAGATAATAAGGTGTTGTGGTGCCGATTTCGAAATCGAAAATTCTCTTTTGTAGCTGGCTCCGAATTCTCAAGAGCATAAAAGATAGAATTGAGAGCAGCAGTCCAACTCCTGCCACAATTAAGGCGACCAGCTGGTTGTTGGTCAATTTTACGTTCAGAAACGAGAACGCAAATGCACCCGCTGATATCAGGCTGATTACGAGGCCAAGATACGAATAGGTCCGAAGAGCAATGTCTATCTGCATCCACTTCTGCTGTCGTAACTTTAAATCCTGATTCCGTTCAAAGAACAATCTCTGAACTATCGGGTCTTGTTGATTTTCTTCCACAGGTTAATCCTTGATAGTGGAATAAGTTACGAGAAGTATTGTTATTGCTCCGAATAGCATAAAAAATGCAAGGAAAATTGGATTTTGTAGTGATTCGGTGTCGTACATAAATCCGAGTATAATTGAGAAAATTGATGAAGCGGCTCTAAATATTTTTGTTCTTGGTTCGCTTTGTTTTCGTTTCAGTGCTCGGCGCTGTATAACAACTGCGTCGCTTACCATTCCGCGAGTTATTTCAATCGGCCCGCCATCAGCATTGTGACTCGATTCCAGTCGATTGGCCTCATCGATCACCGCCTGGACGAACTCCGATCCGGCTTTCACAATCGCCTCCTGCGCAGGCTTACTGAAACCGGTTAACTGTTCAGCAGAGATTGTAATTTCGACTGCCATGGGCCCCCCGCCTAGTTGGGCACTGTTTACGTTAGCGGCGATCGTTGGATCAACCGTATTGTACGTTTCGTTGCAAATGCGGGGCGAAAAGACGACTCACCCAATAATCCCCCGCTCGATCTTGTATTCCACCCCGCGTGCCTGGGCGTCGATCAGCTCGCGTGTGGCCTTGCGGTCGTAATTGCCATCCGCGTCCAGGGCGGCATTGATCAGGCGGCGGTGGCGCACCTTTTCATGGGTGAAGGTTACCGCCACCGTGCGGGTTTCCGGGTCGAACTTGCCGACAGAGATCTTCATGTGATTGTCCTTTCTCAAACGCCTCTGGCGGACCATTCCACCTGCTGGCCGATCCCCTCGACATTGCGCAGGGTGAAGCCGCTGGTGCTCTTGGTGGTCCAGCCCACATTGTCCTGCGTGCCGCCGCTGGCGCGGATCGACACGCCCAGGCTGAGGTTCACCCAGCTGGAAAAGCCGCCATTGGGGAACTCGACATTGGTGGTGCCGCCTGCCGGCACATAGGCGCTGCCCCACATTTCCTTGAAGCCATCGGCATGGATGCGATAGCCGGTGGCGGCGTGGCTTCTGGCGGTAATGCGGTCAAAATCGCCCGCGTGGTATCCGTCCAGCATATCGGCATCCAGGCCGGAGCCTGCTCCGTCCACGGTCACCAGCTTGGCCAGCAGCGCCGCCGCCGTCACCAGCTGGTCGGCATATTGCTTGGTGGCGGCATGCAAATTGGAAGTGGGCGCGGCGGAGAGGGTGAGCCGCCCGGTCATCGTATCGCCCGCGCGGTTTACCGGGGTGAAGCCCAGCGCGGCCCCGGCCACGGCAGTATCGACATAGCCCTTGTTCGCCGCATGCATTGCGGCGCTGGGCGCGGCATGCAGCGTCAGGAAGCCGCCCAGAATGTCGCCCGCGCGATTGAGCGGGGTGTAGCCGATCCGGGCGAGGACAAGGGCGGTGGTCACGAAGCTGTCCAGGAACTGCGCCGGGGTCTGCCCGCGCCACAGATCCGCATCCAGACCGGACCCTGCGCCGTCCACTGTCATCAGCCGGGCCAGCACAGCAGCGGCGGCGGTCTGATCGTCAACATAGCCCTTATTGGCCGCATGCATGATGTTCAGCGGAACATCGGACAGGGTCAGGCGCCCGGTCATGGTGTCGCCAGCCCGGTTCACAGGGGTGAAGCCGATCCCGGCGCCTGCCACCAGATCATCTACGTATTTCTTCGTGGTGGCGTGAAGGCTGGCAGTGGGCGCGCCGGGCAGGGCGAGCGGCCCAGTCATAACATCGCCCGCCTTGTTGACCGGCGTGAAGCCAAGCCGCGCCAGCACCAGTGCGGCAGTGACATAGCTGTCCAGGAATTGCGCCGGGGTCTGCCCACGCCACAAATCCGCATCCAGCCCCGATCCAGCCCCATCATTGCCGGGGTGCCAGATGCCGCTGTTCCCCATGCCGAAGCGGGCATTCAGCCAGGCAGTAACGGCGCCCAGCAGGGCGGCGGGCGGCACGGGGCGTTCGGCATCCACGCCCGCCTGAGCCTCTGCTAGCGTCGCCAGCTCCACCACGCCAAGCCGCTCGGTTGTGGCCGGGGGATTGAGGAAGTTGGTATCGCCAAAGCTCAGCAGCGCCGCATCGATATTGGCAAAGCGGGCATCCACCGCCAGCAGCATCATGGAAGCCGCCGCCTTGGCGATGATCGGTTCTTCCTGGCCATAGATGGCGAACAAGGTGCCATCGGCCAGATAAAGCCCCACGCTGCGCATGGTGTAGCTGTCGGCGCTGTCGTCGCGCACCACCAGGTGAATGGTGCCATCATCCACCTGATCACCGGATAGGGTCGCCAGGCGCTTCACTTCTCCCGGCAGGCTGGTCAGTGCGGGGGCGGGGGCCAGAGCATCTTCGGACAGGCCGAATGCGGCAATGGTGACCGGGGCGGTGCCTGTGTGCTGGGCATTCACCAGCGCGGCAAAGCCCATATTGGTGACAGTCAGGGTAAAGGCCATCGCGGGGATCCTTGGATGGTCAGACCGGAACGGGCGCGGTCAGCAACTGGCCGCTGTCGGGGTCGGTCAGGAATGCGCCGCTGTCCGGATCGGAAAGGACATTGGACAGGTCGATTTCAGGGGCGGAAACTGCGGAAAAACGCAGGCGGGCATAGGCCACCGGGCGAGCCGCCATGGCCATGGCAGGCGCGGCTTTCGCCTCCAGCCCCTGGGTAAAGGTGAAGTGGCGCGAAAGGGGCTTGGTCCTCTCGATCTCGCGAATGACGGAGGTGAGATATTCCTCGCTGGGCGGCGCGCCATCCACGGCGGCGAGGGACAGCACGACATTGAAAGTGCCGCGCTCCGCCGGGGGATCGGACTGCCACCATTCGCGAATGGCAATGGCCGCGCCAAAGGCGCTGATCGCCTGTTCCACGGCCGCCAGCGTGCCCTT